ATTTGTTTGTGTATAATGCTATTATACCATAATGTATCACTTTTAGCAAGTCTTTTCTATCCTTGCCGTTCTTTTTTCCATATCGTTGTGCATACTTTAATATGTTACCGATACAAAACCCTTCACCATGACCCCCATCAATAATAAATTCAGTTGCCTGAAACTTATTTTGACTGTAATGGGCGTCATAAGTATTATCAATATAAGTCTTTAGTTCTAGTAAAGCCTTATCTTCATTATATTTGTAGTCTATAGATTTTTTCAATTTTACCTCATTGATTCAATGTGTTTATTTTTATCTTCTTCTGATGTATTCTCAAAAATTGTATTATCAAAAATATTCATATTAGCAGAAAAAGTCCTACGTTCTCCCTCTCCGTAGAAAGGCATAACAGAATGTCTCAACCAATTTGGAAATATTAACATAGTTCCAACTTCTGGTTTTACATATTCTTCAGTAATAGGTTTGAACCTACTTACATCTTGATTGTCTCCATCACCCCAAGTAAAGTATGTAAATCCATCAACAACACCACTTGACTGATTTAATAAAAGACCTTCTTCAGATGGGTCTGGAGCATTTTTAATTTGTTCTGGAACTTTAAGATATAGAATTGCAGAAAGACCAGCTTGTGTTTTTACACCATGACTATGTAATGGATTGTAATCACCAGCATAACTGTTTACTACCCATGCACTAAATGCATCAGCAGTTACATCTCTGTCATAACCTTTTTTTACAAAAGACATACCAGCTCTATCTAGTTGTTGTTTAACTAATTTACCAACTTCATCATTTAAATCAAATTTAAGTTGTGCTGATTTATCATTCTGTTTAATTTGACCAACTAAACCACCACTTGCATCTTCTCCATCTGGTACTATACTTTCATCAATATGTGAATTGATTTCTTCAATTACTGCTGATGGGAGTTCCACTCTTAACATATGTAATGCCATTTTAGTTTTCAATGATGCTCTGATTTGATTTTCATCACCAACTTGGGCAGTAAATTCTTCTGAACCTTCTGGGTCTGAAGATACTATATTATCTGATTCATCATATGTAACAAATTTTCTAATTGGTGGATCATCTGGAGAAGTTTGTTCTGTAATAATTTCACTTCTGACTGGTGGGCCTGGATTATCTTTAGTGTATGTTACTTTTGTTTCAGCATTAGTAACTTTAGTTTCTGTTCCATCTTTTTCTACATTTCTAACAAGTACCTCGTTTGGTGTTGAAATAGATTGTACATTATTTGCAGTAGCAATTGCACCATCTTTTAGACCATTAGGTGGTAGGTCAAATATTTTGATTCCCATAATATAATTCTCCTATTAATTAATTTGATAACGTATTATGACATGAAAGTGGAGTTTTGTCAACCCCACTTTCACTTTTATTTTATTTTATTGTGATGAGTTTTGGTTTCTTTTCCTCTGGAACTATTTGTTCCAAAGTAATAGTCAAAAGTCCATTCTCAAGCTTTGCATCATTGACAACAATGTCATCTGCAAGTGTAAACTTTCGATTAAACTTCCTATAAGAAATTCCTCTATGTATAGTCCATTCATCATTTGTCTCCGAGTCAGTTTCTTTTACTGAACGAATTGCAAGTACACCTTGTGCAACTTCAATTTCAATATCCTCTTTACTGAATCCAGCAAGAGCCATTTCAATCTCATAGGTAAAGTCTTTTACCTTTTGAATATTGTATGGTGGGAAATTGGTAGAGGTTTGTTGATGAGTTATGTAATCGTTTAGACGATTAAACTGTCTGTCAAACCCTACGGCATATGGTGTTAGTTGATTAAAGTTGTCGAATAGACTTAGTTTAGTTCTTACCATTTTGTTTCTCCTTTAAAAGCAAGATATATTTTAGTTGACCACCAGAGCCCCCATAAACTTTATGAGATTTTAGTTTCTGAAATGGTCATAGACAACCCTTAATGGCATTGTCTCTATTATATATAAGGATTGTAACCATAGATTACAACCCCTTTACATAATTTTTTTTAAAGAACCTAGAAATTAGGTTCTTCTAATGGATTTTGTTTTACAGTTGGAATATCTGTAACTTCTTCTAATGGATTTACACCAGCATCAATCTTGGTGTATAAGTCCATGAAAGACTCTTTAGTGTCATCATCAAATCTTGCAACACACATCTGAATAGACTTCATCTTATCACCAAAGATTGCAAAGGCTTTTACAATATGGTCAAGTCTTCTAGTAGAGATCAATTCATCTACACCACCATCATAGAAAGTCTTTCTGATAACTTCAGACCAAGTAACTAAGTTAGTTGCAAAGTCCTCATCTACAGTTCCATACTTTTTCATAGAACCTAAAACAATCTTTTTTTCTACTGCAGCGGCAGCATATGGTTGTTCAATAGTGATTGCAAATCTCTCAAGAAATGCCTCATTCAAAATATTAGTTCCAATGAATCTACCATCTTCAGAACCTTTACCTTTAGTGTTGGCAGTCGCCATCACATTAAAACCATCTTTAGGAGTAATCCACTTGTTTACTTTTTTCAAGTAAACACCTTTACCCTCAAGAACAGGCTGCAAACACATTAACTTGTTTGAACCTAAATCACACTCGTCAAGTAAAAGAGTACAACCTCTTTCCATTGCCTCAATGACTGGCCCAGGAACAAACTTAGTTTCTCCATTAACCAATCTGAAACCACCAAGTAAATCGTCTTCATCAGTTTCGATTGTGATATTAACCCTAATCAACTCTTTATTCATGTCAGCATGAATCTGTTCGATCATTAATGTTTTACCATTACCAGACAATCCAGTCACAAAAACTGGATAGAACATACCAGACTTTACAACTTGTTTAATGTCCTTGAAGTGACCCCAAGGCACAAATCCCTCAAAAGGTGCAGGCACTAGGTTTTGTTTTTCCATATTAGTCGCAATCAAACTCACAGTATTACTCGCAGTATCTTCTGTAGTATTTATGATTGTTGACGGAACAGACTCCCCATTAGGAAGTTTGAACTGATTGTAACCAATCTTAAACTGTTTTTTGAACCAACCAGCTTTTGGAATACCAGCAGAATATGAAGCATCCTCTACTTGTTTGTTATTAAGAACAGACCCAGCACCGAATAAATCAGTTGCAGAATCTACGAACTTCTGTTTTTGTGGCGAAAATGTCATCATTGTATTTTTCCTCTCAAAGTTTTCATCATCATTTTATAACTTATATTAACACTATTTTTTGTGTTTGTCAAGTTGGACACCTAAGTCCTTGTTTTTACTTGATATTTTATAGTAGGGGTTTTTGGTGATTCTGAACTGTTGCGAATCACCCTTCATTTAAGCAACCATCTTAATAAAGTTATTAAGTAATGGTCTATTTGCAGTTTTACCATTTGACATTTTACCAAAGGCTCTTTTTAACTGACCTTTATTATAGGTAACTCCATCTTCTAAATCAAGTTCAGTACTCATATCCAATTTAGAAAGTCCAGGCAAGATATAAGTAACATCAAAACCTTGTCCTTTAGGAACAATCAAAACATTATCTGTATTACACTTTTTAACCATGTTTTGCATTTCATGATGCGACTGACACATATCCCAATCAATTACACTTCTAAGATCATCATAACTGATTTTACCACTTCGACCACTACCAGCGACAAAGAAGTTTACGATATTCATGTCAGGCATTTTTTTCTTTAAAAGTGAAAGTAACATTTTAGTTTGATACTCACGACCATTACCAAAGTCAATTCTATTTACTTTATTTCCAGTAGTTGGATCAGTAAAGATTTCTTTTCCATATCCAATAGACTGTTTATCATTAGATACATGACCATCTTTTGAATAAACAACATATCTATTTCTAATAGGATTACTTGCACCATCAGTAAGAAATACAGTATGCATTTTCTGAACACCATTTGATTTCTTGAAAGCAGGAAGTAAATCCATTGCACAAATAATTGCATCATTTAATGGAGTCGAACCAAGTGACAAACATTTAGGCTCTTGATAAGGATAACCATCAGTTCTCCAATCTCTACGATTCCATCTATTCGCAAGCATATAAAGATAATGCATCATATCGTTTTGTTGTTGAATTTTCATTTTACTTGAAAAGAAGTTTAACAAATTGACATCTAATACTAAATCACCAGACTTAAAGTTTTGAACAAGTCCATCAGTATTTCTACCATATGTACCATCTTTTTTAAAGATATTTGTAAAACCATAAACCTCAAAAGGAATTTGAGTTCTGTTACAAAACCAAACAATGTTGAATAACTGATTCATAGTACCAACTAAGTTAGTAGACATTGAACCAGACCAATCTAAGAACAATACCAATCCATGATTTTTTGCACCAGGCAACGTAGTAACTTTTGCAAATAGATCATCATTATATTTGTAAGTGTGTAACTTACCCATATCAAGAGTTCCAGTTTTTGCAGTAGACGATCTCGCATATGCATCAGCAGATTTCTTCATCTCAAATTCTTTGACCATATAAGACACAGCTTTCTTACTATCTGATTTTGTCTTGTTTAATTCTTCAAGAGTTTTATTCCAATATGTATCACCATCATTTTTTTTCTGGTCAAGATAGTGTTCTTTAAAAATGTCAATAATTTCAGTAGTTGGAATAATAACCTTTTTCATATCAACTTTTGGAATTGAAGCATACTCATAGTTTGGAGCAGTATGGTCTAACATACTCTCTGCATTTTTTCTAGAAGCAGTATCAGTAGCAGCAGTAATAGTCATATCAGAATTACCATCAGAACCACCATCGGCTCTATCTACAGTACTTTCTTTTGACTCTGACTTCTCACCATCAGTTTCTTCTGATTCTTCTGAACCAACATCATCAGATTTTTCGTCAGTTTCCTCTGACTTTTCATCAGACTCCTTAGAACCACCAGACTTTTCTTCTTCTGAAGTTTCCTCTGATTCTTCTGAATCAGAACCACCAGGCATCTCATACTCTTGATTTTCAACAGAATCTTCGTCTTGGTTGTCATCAGTACTCATAGGTGCATTACCCATCTCAGTAACCTCTGAACCCTCACTATCTGGTGTTTTACCTTGACTATCTGGGTTTTCTTTAATGAAAGCAACAAGTTCTTTTGCAAGTTCAATTACATCATCTGGCGTAATTGTTTTGTTTGATTTTTCTACCCAGACCATTTCTTCAGAAGAAAATGGAACATCAGTATGATGTTTAAAGTGAAGATTGATTCTATCAATAAGATTGTAATTTGAAATATCTTTACCAACAGTTTCAAAGAAATTACCATTAAGTAATTCTTGATATGCACTATTGAAAATCTTTACTGCACCTCTATATTTGAGTTGAACAGCTTTCTCAATACGAACATCTTCTAAAACATTGACAACTGAATGTGAAATATTTTCTTCTTTAACTTTTTTCATCATCTCTAATGGAGTCCACAAAGCATGACCAACTTCATGTAATGTAAATAAGTCTTGAACAACTTTAGACATATCTTTCCAGATTGGAAGCGATAGTTCTCTATTCAAAACGTCAAACATTGCAGTTGGTTGTTTTCTATGGACTACATGGATATCTTCTTCAGCAAGTAACTTTGCAAGTAATGATAAATCTTTCATGTAAAACCTCTTTCTCTATTATGTATATAGAATA